TGTCTAAAACAGATCGTATCATCATCCCCATCTGGATCATTACATGTGCATTCAAAATTGGATCTAATTCGTCTGTCAATATGTGAACATGATAATGGGCAGCCATAAGGATCCATAAAATTTATTTTGAGTTTATCGATGGTAACTAACTGGTCCTGTTGGAAAATTTTAATTCCATTTTTAGTGTAGCCACCGAAATGGGTATCATTAATGCGATCACTATAATAAATTGTAGCAAAACTGTCCCCCAAAACATCATTAGTAGACCGATAGTTGATGTCCTGGTATGCGCCTAGGGATAATACCGTATACAGATTTTCTGTCAGTGGTCGTTTAGTGTCAACTTTCAGGCGCGTTACTACTTCATCTTCGTCGTCACCGACTTGTTCCTCCTCAACGCGAACCTTGGTGAAAAATGGGAGAATAACATTTTCCAATTTGATGTATCGGACATTAATAAATTTATCATTAATTACGGGACCAGGTTGTTCATAAATTACAGTTTTTCCATTAATGACTTCTCTGGATTTGGGCAATGGATCGAAAATAACATCATACCTGAAAGGATCAGGATACATTTGGTAATTACGATCCTTGCTATCGATGAGAACTGAATATTCTCTTATTTCTTCATTCAATAAAATGCTGGTCAAATTATTATGCAACATATCATGTTGGTTAATAAAACCATGATTATTGAATATGCTTTTGGGGTCTTGCCCATTGTACAAAATAGGCGGTAATGGATTGAATACTTTTTGAAAATTACCAAATCCAGGATTGAATTGGTTGATGTTCGCAGGATTTGGAGTATGTTTATTTTGATAAAAAAAAGGGTTCTGTTGTGTCATAGGTTGGTTAAGAGTATCCATGTTTATACATAGACCAGATAAAAAAATTGATTCAAAAAAAATATAAATATATATTACGTTTATTTCTGTATGTATGACCAATTTTGATTATTATGAGTTCCAGGCCACTTTAGCAATCGACAAGATACAGGAAGAAATTGCATTTTACGAAGCATCATCTTATGCAAATTGTTATCCATTTCGCGATTATTTATTATATTTAAGGAGCCGTATTGGTATTGATAAACCTAAAGAAAATTCCATGTATCGGTATGATGGAACAGGTAACAAACGCGAAATCAAAAAAATGAATATAGACGAATACAGTAAAGACATCGATGTGATGATGTTTAACAGACCCTGGAAAAAACTTAAAGAATTCCATAAAATAATGAAAATTAAAGAATTTATTGATATATTAACATTTGGAAAAAAAGCCAAACCAAAGAAGATCGCTGAGAACAAGAAATATATACAAGACGAAATTTGCAATGGTCTCAAAACAAAAAAGTTCAATAAAAATAAAAGCGAGATTGTTTATGATCAGAAGAATATGAAAATCATTTCCATCAGTTGTCTAGATTTTAACAAAAAAAATGGCTTGTATAATATTGATTGGGATTCTTAAATCAGTTATTCCTAGACCAATATCTCATAAATCATTCGTGATCCTGAAAATTGATATTTATTTATTCGTTATAAATACATATCAAGATAAATCACTAAATTATTATGGATATTGCTTATTATAATCAAGAAGTTGATAAAATCTTATGGGACCTACTGGGTGACGAGTCGTTTGCCGAATCAGATATGAAAACTATTATTGATTTTGTTGCCATCACGATTTGCCAATATGATAAAACATATGACTTATCCATTGTTTCGTTAATGGTCGAATTATGTATCCAAAATAAATATCAAAAATATTATGGTTATAACTCCGAGTCAGAATATAACCAGTTATCCAAAAAAACTAAGCTGACGCTACAGAAAAAAATATCGATCAACCCTGATGCAAATAATCCAGATGATTTATCATTCAATTTTTCTGATAATGACTTTGCTGAAGGCCTCAACGAAGACCGCCAAACCAACATAAATTGTACCGAAGATTTGGTTAATCATGTATTTGACTATGATTTGGAAACCTATAAAGAAAAAGTTTATTTGGAACGCAAAAAACGGGTCACTTACCTCAAGAAATTACCGAAAAAAGAACAAAAATCCGCCGGCTGGATAGCAGAAAGGAATGAATGTTTGACGGCAACTGCTATCGCCATCGCTATAGATGAAGATCCTTACAAGTTTCCCATAGAATTATTTTTGGACAAATGCGGTAGGGGTGAGCCGTTTATTCAGAATGAGAATACGCATCATGGTATCAAATATGAGCAGATTGGCAATATGTATTATTCCTTTAGAAATCATATATGTGTTTCAGAATATGGTTTAATTCGACATGATCAATATAAATTTATTGGTGCCAGTCCTGATGGTATTTGTGATAGAATAGCGGGAGATAAAACTAAATTGTCAACATTGGTCGGTAGGCTGTTAGAAATCAAATTTCCTAAGAAGAGAAAAATAAAAACAACAGGTGCCCTCGATGGAGAAAAGTGTCCACATTATTATTTTGTTCAGGTCCAAACGCAACTGTTTGTCACAGGATTAGATGAATGTGATTTCCTCCAATGTGAGTGCGAAGAATATGATTCTTGGGATGAGTTTTTGGATGACACTGATCCGAAATTACCAGGCTTATCAAAACAGACTCATCTAGAAAAAGGATGTCTTATTCAGCTGGCACCCAAAAAAATGGTTAATGATGATCCAAAAGTTTGTTTATATAATTCCAAATATTTGTACCCTCCATCTTTGCATATGAGTCAGGACCAAATAGAAAAATGGATAGCGACCGAGACCATAAATTTTCATGGCAATGAATTAGCCAGAGAATATGTAATTGACCGGGTGATTTATTGGAGATTGGCTAATGTCAGTTGCAGTCTGATAACTGCGAACCCGGAATGGATGGAATCAAAAATTCCCCATTTGAAACAATTTTGGAACTATATCCTATTCTACCGAAAACATCCTAAACAATTAGATAAACTAGTTGAATTAGTAAAAGAATTAGGTATCGAAAATTCTGCTAAACTCTTTGAAAAAATTCATAAAGCCTATTGCACGACCCATCAAAATACCCAATATAAACCATTATTTCAAAAAGAAACCGTTTGGCGCAAAAAATATAATATTAAAAAGGCGAATTACCAAAAATTTTTAGATTACCGAAAAAATTATAATATGACTGCCAAAAAATAATCTCATAATGTTATATAACAAATGAATATATGTGCGCCACATAAATATGATGCCACCCATAAAACTTGTTTTACAATCGATCAACTAATAGAAATGGCCAAAGCCTATAATAGATATATCAGTAAACAAAAGTTGCATCCAACTAAATCGGTTAATTATGATGCGGGATTGATTAAAATAGAATCTGATAAAAGTTATTTGTTAAAGGAATTACATTCTAGATTTAAGACAGTTTGCAGTGGAGATGATATATGTTTAACAAAACAAAAGTTTATGAATGAAATAGTAAAAGAAATGAGGGAAGATATTTTAAATGATACATTCAGGCCAAGTGGACCAGATGATGCAAAAGCATGGTTGAGCACTGCCAATATCAATGAAATTATGCAACAATATGAAAAAGTATATAATGATTTTAAATTTTTGGGTGCAGTCCCATCAGATTGTTCAGATTTAACATTTTGTTCACTGTACAAATTAGATTTTCACCAATACCAAAAGCAACATATTAACACATTAGGAATTATTTTTAATTTAGACCAGCATTGGCAACCAGGATCGCATTGGGTTGCATTATACATCGATATCAAAAAAGGTGAAATTTATTTTTGTGATTCCATGGGCCATAAACCATTAGCTAATATTTTCACTATTATCAATCAATTTCAAGCATATTGTAAGCAATATCTTAAAAGAGAGGCAATATATGAATACAACAAAATGGCTTACCAAACGGATGGTTCTGAATGCGGGGTCTATGCCTGTAATTTTATTATCAGGAAGTTGACAGGTGAAACTTTTGATCAAATTATTAATCATCCATTAACATTTTCACAGATTAACTCATGTCGCAACATATATTTTAATAATCATCCAAGTAAATATAAATCACATATTAAATGTGATCCATAATTAGTTTGCATAGGTTATTTTGAAACATATTTTAACCGGTAAAATAAAATCATAACATTGGCCGATGGCATTATGGAAATTCAGTATCATATGTTTCATAGTAACACCATTTCTGGTTTTCTTTAGCGATTTATTAATAGTAACCGCCTTATCAAACTCTAGTGGTAACGGTTCCATAGTTGTGCCGGATAGAAAGAAATATACTTTCTCATTACTAACTATATTGTATGGATTTTTTCCTGAATAAAAAAGGCTATCTTTATACGATTTATCTTCAAAACCTAACAATGGTAAAATACTATCCTGGTCCGGTACCAGATCAAATGTTTTGTCCATTGTATTCCTAATCGTTATAATATTATTGTCATTGGTATTAAATTCTAAATATGCCACCTGATTTTTAATATAATTTAAAAGTGCATCAATTTCGTATTTTCCAGGTATAATATTAATTCTATTAAAACGATTATTAAAATACACCCCAAATTTATTATTGAATCTGGTAACATTATTCCCATTAAATGGAACAAAATAATCAACTAATGTGATATCTATTATTTTATTGTCCGTTTTGAATTTAATCTCAATCTTCTTCCAATCATTCCAATCATTTGTCGGATCTAATATAATATCCAAATAATCTATATTTTCCCCTTCATTTTCTGTCCGTTTTCTGGCATGCGATATACTAATTCCCTTAAGGAGTTTTTCATTGTCCTTTACTTCTTTCTCCAAATCATTCTTAAGGACTTTAACGGCATTCAGGATAGCATTTTTTTCTTGTTCGATTTGTTCTACCATATTCATTTTGCGGCCTGATAGATATTTGGTTTTGAGATCCAACAATTCTTTGATGCGATCATTAGCCATTGGCAATAATTCTTTAGTTAAATTTTTTGTCAAATCAATCTGATCGTTTGAATCATCATCATTCGAGTCATCGTTCGAATCATTTTTAGAAGGTTTATTATCGATATTTTTTTTCTCATTCATTTCCTTGGGATTTTTGGTTTC